AATCGTCGCACATGAAAAATTACTTCTAATAGACTATGTTTCAACTATTTCAAAGACCGACTTGCCCGCTTTTACGGGACAGTAGTGATATCTCTAATGTAAATTGGATTGAGAGACTAACTTCCTTACAGTTTCTTTGGATTGGAGGCAATAAACTTTTATCAAACAAATCAGTCAATTCCATACTGCAAAACTTGCCAGAACTAAAAAATGTATATCCCCACGATTATCATCTACAATCGGATAGAGATATTCTTACACAACATATAACTCCGTTAATCAAACCTCGCCTCATAGAAATTAATAATACCACAAAGAAACCTGTGAAAATATTTATTAGTTATTGCCACGTTGATAAGATATGGCTTGAGCGTTTGAAAACGCATCTAAAGGTATTATCTAATTTAAACATTGACGTAGACTATTGGGATGACACAAAAATTAAGGCTGGTCGCGTTTGGGTAAAAGAGATAGAACAAAATTTAAATAGCGCAACTTTAGCTATTCTTCTTGTATCTACAGACTTTCTTGCATCGGAATTTGTAATGAGAAAAGAAATTCCTCAATTACTAGAAAAAGCAGAAAAGCAAGGTACGACAATAATGCCATTGCTTGTTGCACCATGTATGTTTACGGATTCTGATATTTCACAATTTCAGGCCATAAATTCGCCTGAAAATGTGCTTGAAGATATGAGTAAAACAGATCAAGATCGGATATTTATTAAGTTAATGCATGAAATTAAAAGACATATCTAACTCAATGTATGCCCTGTGCTATATATTTTGATCTTCACGCGGTCGAAACAGAATGCCAAGTACGCAAGGCCGAGCAGGTTCTGCGGGAGCTGCCACAAGTAGAGCAGTACCGCCCATGCTGTTTTCAGAAATTTTTTCATCGGTTTCGTTTTTTAAGTTCGATATAATCGGTGTAGACGATCCGTGTATGCGGGTTCGACGACACGACCTCCTGCCGTATCGCTTTGGTTCCCCAGCGGATGAAGAGGAAGCGCCGCGGTACCCGGTGTACGACCTGCCGGAGCGTGTCGGTGCTCTCGACGCGGCATGCGACCGAGTCGCGCTCGATCAACCCCTCGACCGTCACCCACGGATCGCGCCAGCGAAATGTCTGCATCGAGTCAATAATGACCGCCCCGGCCGGGGTCTCCCGGACGACGGCTGTGTCCCGGAGTTTTGCCCGCAGTTTTACGACGGTCGCCGTCGCGGTCTTGGCCGTCGATTCGACCCGCTTGAGTTTAATGCCGAGATCGCGGATGCTCTCGGCATCTGCCGCCCGGAGTCGCTCCAGCTCCGAGACGCGGAGATTCAGCACCATGTTCGACGCGGCAGCCTTGCCTGCCTTTGTCCGGTAGATTTCGACATCGGACATCAGCGCGGTCTGGTTCGACTCCAACCGACGGCGCTCGCGCTTCTCCGAGCGGAGCCGTGCGGTCTGCAACCACAGTAGGCCGCCCACGATCAGCAGCGCGAGGAATAGGTACTTTTTCATGCCTTTTCGAGCGTTTTGGATATCTTGAGAATCAGCCCCGCATAATCCGCCGGCTTTGCCGTGCAGTATCCGCAGGCCGCAACCCGGTAGGCGAACTGGTACACGTCATCCTTGTACGGGCGGGCAGGGGCATAGCGTTCGGTCAGCAATATGCGGGAGTGGTCGGTCAGGCAGTCCCGGACAGAGGGATAATCGCGGAAGGCCCGGTCTACGACATATTTGTAGCGCCCGTCCGGCATCCGCGTAATGGAATGTATTTTGGGGAATCGGTGGCCCTGCTTGTCGTCGTCGAAGTACTCGAATGTCCGCACGTATTTCACCGCCCCGCGCCACTTCTTCGAGGCTGTTATGCCGAATAGGTTGTTGCCGATGGCGGACTTTCCCCAGCCGGTTTCGAGCGCGGCCTGCGCGGCCACGAAGAGCGGGTTCAGCCCGGTTTCCTCGCATGAGGCCGCGATGTCCGGCCAGTAGGTTTTCTTAAATTCTTTCGGTGTCATGATCTTGGTCGCCTTTATAATTTTATATGCCGCGGTCTTCCTATTCGTCCTTTTACATTGATCACGAGCGCCTCGCGGCCACCAGCTGCCGGGATAATTTTCGCTCCTTTTACAATATCCGGGATATTGATTGCCGAGCCGACCTGATAGCCGTCGCACATCAGGAGATAAGTGGCTGCAAAACCGTCTTCTGTTTCCACTTTCTCAAGGGTGTAATTTGCTTTCATGGTAGTTTGGTGTTTGAGTGGTTTTTACTCCTCGTCGTAAATATCCGGGTTCGGCATGAATTCGGGGCCGGGGGCTTGCTCGTCTCTGGCCGGGCCGCGGGGGTTGCCGGCCTGCCGGCCTGCTCTCTCCATGTACTCCAGCACCGCGGCCACGATGCCCTGCGTCTCCCGGTTCTTCAACGCCGATCCCAGCGCGGCCGCCGCATCCGCGATCTTGGCCTTTTCCTTATCCTCGGACTTCTCATAGACGCTCTTCAGTTCGATGAAGCCGATGAACATGGCCCCCAATACCGTCAGAATCGGAATCAGCGGCAGGCGGCTCCCGGTCTGCTCGTTGATCTGCCACACGGTGAGCATTTGCACGGCGTCGATTGCCGTCACCACGAAAATCAGATTGAAATACTTGGCGATCTTCTCGACGGTCTTGCGGTAGCCGAGCGATGATCGCAGCTCCCCGCGTTTGCGGGCTTTGCGGATACCCGCCCACAGGTCGAGGAAAATCACGAACAGTACGAGCAGGTAAACGATCGTGAGGATGATGAGCTGCGGACGTATCGCCGCGAAAATATGATCTATCATAATTCAGAAATTTCAAAAAAAGTGACGAGTAAGGTTAAGTAAATCCCCAGTGAATGAGTCATAATACAACCATCTCCCGCAAAGGAATATTTGTTATCGGTCGCACCCCGTCAAAAAAGTTATACATGTACTATCGTTGCTGTTTCATCGTAGTTTCGGGCTATTACTCTGAAATAGGCGCGTGCCCCCTCGGTTCGGTATTGAGGATTACCCGTAAACAATACAACTCCGCCGTAAAATGAAACCTGCATTCTGCGCTTTCCGGAAGGCTCCAGCTTTCCGCCGCGGTCGCCTATATTGGTGCCGCGATGCAGCTCGAATTTCCCCCCCCCACGAAACAGCGGTCGCCAATGCGCACGACCCACCTTTCCAAGAGGTCTGCAACGGAAATTATCGGCATCCAGCCCGCGGCGTTTACCTTCGTTGTATCGAACTGAACAGGATTAATCCGAACGGGTGTCCAGTTTACCTCATCCCGCGAGAACGAGTCCTGTACGAGCTTGAACCCCGCATTCAGAGGACGGTTCTGTGTCTGCCCGGTTTGAGGGTTCCGGCGGTATCGCTTCTTCGCGTTTTTGTAGTGCAGGATGCCCACGAAACACTGCTTCAGAATCGGATTTTTCAAGTCTGTGGCAGGCTTTACGCAGAGCATCCCGCCCTGTACTTTCCACGTAACCGCCGGGACGGCTTCGGCATTCATGGGATAGGGTAATTCCGTCCACTTATTCACTCCGTCCCCGATCTTATGACGACCTGTGTCTGATTCGTAGACGACCTCGCCATCGAGTAGTAAGGGATTGGCCGCTTTGAGCGCCGCTGCCGTATATTTCGGGTGTTGTATTCTTCCAATCATAATTGCATCTGCTTTTTTGCCTGCGCTTTGCATTGCTCGGCGTATTCGTAATAGGCCGCGAACTCGTCCGGCTTGGTGTCCCGCTGGCGGAGTATCGCCAGTTCGTCGTCGACCGAATACCGCTCTCGGATGCTTTGCTGCACCCGCTGTTCGTAGGTCGGCACCGGGACGCTATTGACATATTCCGTTAAAACAGGGCTGCCCTGCTCATCCTCGGTAATCAGCATACCTGCTGCCTGCCCGTCGATCAGTTCCAACCACCTCTCGTCGGTGATCTCTACACCGCCCTCGACGGGTTCGTCATAAAATCCTTGTTTCCAGTATTTCATAGCTTCCTGTATTTTATTTCCAGCGTCCGATCACCAGCCAATGGACGGTTTCGGTAGAGGATGCGAGACCTCCGTTCTTGTCGGTGAGGTTCGCCCAGCGCGATTGGTAGCGTAAATATTGGGCGGTCAGTTCCACATACGACGCGGCTGTGATGACGTTGCCGTTGCCGTAATAAGCCGTCAGAAAGCATCCGAACGGCTTTGCGATGAATGCAGGACTGAAATAGTACTGATACGCCCCGCCGGGGGATATCCCCCATTGAAACATCAGCCCGTCCGGTGCTTTGTAGTAACCGTTGGATGAGAGCGCTTTTGTCAGCGTTACGTTCGACAGGTCTTTGGCGGCCTTATCGCCCCACGTCTTTTTCTCGCTGTCGGTCACGAAACGGTGCGTTGCGTCCGTAGTGATCTGTGAAGCGTGAATACTGCCTGCCATTTCACCATCCGACTCGTAGGGGAGAGAGTTCCATGCGGTAACACCGTCGCCGATTTTCCGCCTGCGTGTGTCGGATTCGTACACGACTTCGCCTTTGAGAAGCACCGGATTTGCGGCGGGCCGAGGGGCCCCCGCCAAAATCGGGGAATGGACACCCCCGGCGGTCCTTTTTTTTGCCTCACGCAGG